GTGGTTCGCCATTTTAGTCGGTGGTTAAATAGATGCAGGAGAAGGTGTGACGAGCGACGCCCCAGCGACGCTCTTCGTCAGGCTCGATCACATAATCGACGGACGTCAGAAGTAGGTCATCACAGACGCCGCCCAGAGTCACGTCAGCGAGCACCGCGGCCTCGACCGCAGCCGAGCCCGTGTCGAAGAGGTCGTCGATGATCGTCGTCGAGCCGGCCGCCTCCGCGGTGAAATACTCGACCATCACTTGCAAGGTCCGGTACTGAGTCCGATTTGACGGCGCCAGCGTGCGAACCTCGACTTGCTCGTTGACCGCGTAAACGGCGGCGGACGGGAAGCTCGTCGAGGCAAGCGTGTTGTTCCGGCCCTTGAGGAGATTCGCCGTGGGCACGACGCCAGCCTGCGTCAGCTTTAGCCCGATGGCGTTGCGGATGTTAGTGCGGGTGCTCACGCGGCTTCTGGGATTGATTGGGCGCCTTCGACGCGGGTGAATCCTAGGTTGACGGCCTTGCCGGCCAGCAGCCGGTCGACCTTCTTGAGCGTCGTCCTGGACCGCGAGCGGATCGCGCCGTCGACGATGCGCTGGTAGCCTGGAATCTTAACCTGTTTATTAGTCGCGATCAGGTAGGGATTCGGCCCGAAGTTGGACTGCTGGCTGCCGGACTTGCTGCCGAAGCGATCCGAGAACTTCTTCCACTTGGCGCCGGTCGCGCGCGCGGTCGGGATCCATCCCGAGACCGTCCAGCCGACGCGGTCTTGAATCTGGCGGCGCAGGCTTGAGTGGTCCTCGGCGTAAGCCATCAGGCGCTGATCGCGCTTGATTCGGCCGTAATTGTTCCGCGCCTTGCGATGCAGGGACGCGAGGTGCTCGGCTGACTCGACCATCGTGCGTCCGCCGAAGAAGGAGATGCGCGGGTTCCGCATCATCTGGTTGATCTTCTGCGTCTCGCGCCGGCGCACGAGCTTGGCGAGCGACTTGTAAATGCCGCCTTGGCTGGCCTTGGCGTCGAGCTTGGCCGAACTCAGCGGCACCGCGAGGCGCCACATATCGGAGCCGACGGCGGTCGTGCCCTGCTTGCGGTTCTTCGGCGGCGTGAATTGGATTAGCGTCTTGGTCACGAATCGACCCTCCTCCTTAATGATCGGCCCAAGCTCCATCCGCGCGGCCAGCGCGAGCCGCGTCAGCGCGAACTCCAGCTTCGAGGTGTCGAACTTGACGTCGATCATATCACCTTCGCGACGTCGATCTCGCAGCCCGCGCCCTCCGCGTCAAACCGCACCTGCTCCACGAAGTAGGTCGTGCCGGCCCGCACGAGCGTCTGACTCTGCGCTGGCGTGCCAGTCACCGAAGAGGTCGTGAAGAACACCGTGAACTTCACGTCGTCCCGGCGCTGATCCTCGAACTCGTCAAAAAGGTTCCGGCTGGAAGACCAGACGCCGGTGATCGTGCTGCCGAGATAGGAGAACGTAATGCCGGCTTGCTCCAGAATGGCGCCCTGATCGAGCGCCAGCTGCACGGGATCGAAGTCGCGGACTGCGGCCATACTTAATCGCCAACTGTCACAACTCGCGAGGCCGGCGAGAAGGCATCATCCTGCGCGACGCCAGAGCTTACGTGCCAGAACTCCTTCCGAACGGCGCCGGCGATGATGCACGGGGAGGAGTTGATCGTGAACATCTCCTCGCAATCGCGGATGATCCTAGGCAAGTGCGCCGCTGACTTCGCCCGCAGGATCATCGTCTGCGGCACGCGCCAGGTCAGGAGCTTGGCCTCCTGCGCCTCGTCCGCGAGGAACACAATCGGCCGCTTCGCGACCCGCCGGCAGGCTTCCATCAGCGCCCCGGCGTGGTACTGCTTGCCTTGGCTGTAACCGAACGGCGCAAGCAGGCAGATCTCGCGGCTGAAGCCGTAGTCCTCCAGCGGCGGCTGCTCGTCGATCAGATCGAACTCTGGCCGCTGGTTAAGCTGCGCGAACTCGGGGAAAAGGCCGAAGACGAAGTCGCCCCAAGGCTTGCCGCTGGCGCGGTACTCGTCGTAGCGGTGCGGCCAGATCTCAAGCTCCAGCACGCGACCAAAGCGCATCTCGTGACGCTGCTTCGGGTCCGACGGCCGCACGTAGCTCACGCAGGAGAAGAGCCCCCAGTAATGATCAAGGCACTCGACGTAGACGGAATGGCCTTGGCTCGCCAGATGCCGCGCAATCGGCAGGATGCGGATGATGTCGCCGAGGCGCTGATGGTAGACGATGCAGATTCTCACGCCTTAAAGACCATTGTGAGAATGTTCGGCCAGTCACCATCATTCTTGCGGACCGCGTCCTCGGGCGAGCCGATGAAGACCGGACGAAGCCCATTGATCTCCATCACGTTCGCCAGCGTTTCCGGCGTGAAGTGCCAGAGATGCTCGCCTGGGCGGCGGTGCTTCCAGTTGTAGAACCATTCCGCGCCGAGCGCCGGATGATACCACGGGACCGAGATGATGGCGCCCTTCGCCTCGAACTTCGGCAGCTGGTCGAAGTGCTCGAGCGAGTCAAAGAACGTCAGCACCGGCCAGCGTGTCCGCTGCCACTCGGGATCCACGCGCACGAACGACGGCGCGGGATATGGGGAAACGTCGTAGCCCCAGCAATGGACCCAAGGACTGCGATCGTTGACCGCCCGCAGGAACGCGCCGGTTCCGTAGCCGATGTCGCAGACGATAAACGCCTCTGGAAAGAAGCGACGGAACAGCGCAGCGCGGATCTCCGAGAGCTCGCGCTCGGGATACTTCTCGTAGCGCGCGACGTAGGCGTGGTCGTATTGCGCGCGTATCGTGCGGTCGCGCGACATCAACGCATCCGTCGAGTTGTGGATGCGATACTCGTAGGTGAATTGACTGCTCACGGCGTGGTCCATTTGGAGTCGGCGTCAGGGTTGCGCTGCTTGAAGAGCTCGAGGCCGGCGTCGTAACGCTCCTTGGTGTTGTTGTGCTGATAGGTCGCGTCCCAGTTCCCCTTCTTGAACGCTGGGTGCTGATGCTCGAACTTGTAGAGGTGGCGCGCGTCGATCACGATGCCGTCCCGCCAGGCTCGGTGGCTGAACTCGTTGTCGGAGAACACCGACTCGTAGCCCTCGTGGAAGAGCTCGCCGCCCTGCTGCTCAAAGCGGGCGCGCGAAAGGATCGCCATACAAAGAAGCGGGCCGGTGCGGTGGCCGTCGTGGACCGCGATGACGATCGGCTCCTTCTGCAAGTCGCGATCCTCGACGAGCGACAGTAGCTTGGCGTCCCAGCCGATCGGCGGAACCCAGTCATCCGACAGCTGCACGATCAGGTCGCCGCTCGCCTTCTTGGCTGCGAGGTTCCAGGCTGCGACGCAGGAGCGCTTGTCCGAGACTACGCTCAGGAACTGCTTGCCCATCGTCACCGACTCCTTGTCGTCCGCGTCCACGGCGAAGACGTGCTCGATGCGGGTCGGATCTTGAGCTAGCCCGAGCCAAGCCTCGCGGCAGGCGACGGCCTTCGACGTGCGGCCGCGGGTCGCGTGGACGAGCGAGATGCGCGGATGATTGCCGAGATGAAACTGCCGCTGGAGCACGTCAGCCCGCGCTTCCATCCCAGCCAGTCGGAAGGCTCGCGCTGCCAGATCGTAGCCCGCCCAGCCGTAATACTTCGCCTCCGACGTCCACGGCTTGTCCGCGCCGATTGGCTCCTTGTGGCGCAGCATCTCTTCGGCCCACCAGCGCGCACGCGCTCCGTCGTTCTTCTCGAAGAGCAGGAGGATGATCGCGGCGTAAGCCTCGCGGCACCACGGGAAGACGGCGTGCGCTTGCAGCGCGTAGCTCATCGCCTCGCGTGAATCGCCGCAGAGCTTGGCAAGGTTCAGCAGCGCCTCGTAGCGGAAGGACTGCTCAAGGTTAGGAAAGCTCAGAGCGATCTTGCCGAACTGCTCCGCGGCCTGCCGATTTCCGGCGCAGAGGTGCTCCTGGTGGATGTAGAAATACTGAGTCGGCGTCTCCTTCACCGACTGACCGAGGATGCGGAGATTGCGCCTGCGGTTCTCCTTCTTGACCGACTTCGGCGCGTGTACCCAGACCGGCCGCGGCCAGTCCTCGTGCTTGTCGCCGGGGAGCAGCAGCAGGTTCTCGTGGACGTCGTGATGCCAGACGCGGCCAGCCTCGAAGGCAGAGCGGCGGATCGCGCGCTCGCGGTGCAGCTTCTTATTTGTCCCGCGGACGTCATACGGACAGCGCACCATCAGCACCTCGGGCGCGACCGTGCGGAGGAGATCGCGGAAGTCGTGCGCCTCGTCGAGCAGATCGTCGCAGTCGGACCAGACGATCCAGTCGCCGGTCGCCTTAGCGAAGGCCGCGTTGCGGGCGCGCGCGAAGGAGTCGACGTGGTCCCACTTCTCGGCGCCGTAGCCGTTCCGGTACTCAGCCCCGCGGAAGTCCTTGCCGTTCTCGCGGCACCAGGCGGCCGCCA